CGGCGTCATCACGGCCACCAACAGCAACGGCACGCAGACCCTGAACCTGGCGGCCAGCGACTGGTTCAGCCTGGCCTCGCTCACGGGGAACACGACGCTGGCGGTGGCCAACGCCACCAACGGCCAGCAGTTCACCATCGAGGCCCAGCAATCGAACGGCAACTACTCGCTGACCTTCTTCAGCGGGATCACCTGGTTCGGCTCGCCGTACTCCGCTCCGACGATGCCGGTGACCAACGGGGCGTGGCTGGCCGCGACCATCAAGACGACGGGCACGAACACCTATCACGGCTGGACGCTTGGGACGTCAAACGCATGAGGAACAGTGGTCAGTGGTCAGTGGTCAGATCGGAAAAGACCATCCCATGCGCCGATCTTTCCGCTCCCTCATCCCGGCCCTGGCCCTGGGCGTCATCATGTTCACCCATCGCTGGTGGGGTGGCATGTGGTGGACCGACGTCTGGGATGTGGAGTATCCGGGGATCTGGACGCACCTGAGCACGATCTCCGGCTACTACCCTTCGCCCTGGTGACCAATGGCCTATCGCGACGTCATCCTGGCGGAAGCCAGCCTGGTCAATTACTGGGAGCTGGCCGAGCCCAGCGGCACCACGGCGGCCGACTCGAAAGGGACGTACACCCTCACCTACACCAATGCCACGCCGGGATCGCCCGGTATTCCCGGCGGCGGACTGAGCGGGCACTTCCTGGGGGCCGGCTACAAGATCGAGGGCACCCCTACCGGGACACTCGCCGCGCCCTACACGCTGGAGATCTGGGGCAAGACGAACGATGGCGTGGATCTCTGCGCCTTGTTCGGCACGCGCAACGGCGGCAATTACGCCGAGTTCCGCACGAACAATCAAGATAATGTCCATCAGACGATCGACGCCCTGGTCGGCAATGGATCGTCATGGATGACGACGGCAACAGGCCCGATCGTCACGACTTACTACAACAGTGCGTGGCACCACTTCGTCTTCACCGTCACCTCGACCCAGGTCAAGACCTACTACGACGGGGCACTGGTCGGCACCAAGACCTACGGGTCCGCCAGCCCGAAGCTCTGGGATTCGGCGACGAAGATCGACATCGGCTTCGGGGGCGGCAGCGGCGAGAACTGGGTCGGGTATCTCGCCCAGGTCGCGGCCTACAACACGGCGCTGGGGGCCGGGCCGATCCTGGCGCACTACAACGCGGGCTTGAATCTATCGAGCGACAACTTCGCCCCGCTCCTGCCCGCCATGTGACCACTGTTCACTATTCCAAGCATGAAGCTGACCGCCGAACAATCCGCCCTGGCCGAGGCCATCACGGGCTTTTCTTACTGACCACTGACCACTGACCACTGACCACTACCGAAGATGAACTGGTTCGACGCCCTCGACCTCCCCGTGCTCGACGCCGACGGCCGCCCCTGGACCGGGGCGCAGCCGGCGGTGTCCCTGCGCAGGCAGGGCGGGGCCTGGTACACGCCGGACCCCGCGCAGGTCGCGGGGCTGGGCCAGGGCTGGTATCGCATCACACCCACGGAGTCAGACCGGTCGGTCCCCGGGTGGCTGCTGGCCACGACCACGGGGGTGGGCCTGCCCGCGTTCACCGCGGGGTGGGTCGGGCCCGACGCGGGGCCGGTGACGGGCGCGGACCCGTACTACTCGCTGCCGTTCTTCCTGGTGGATAAGAGCACGAGCCTGGCCCTGGCCGGGGTGGACCCGGCCGACATCGCGGCCCTCATCCGGGGAATGAACGACTCGGCCTTCGCGGTGCCCATCGGGCCGATCGCCGAGGTCGGCCTGGGCGTGTACGAGATCCTGCCCGACCCGGCCGACGTCGCCTCCGTGGGGGCGCTGGCCTACCAGGCGTATAGCGCCGGCTCCGAGACCTTCGGCGACGAGTTCGACCTGATCTTGCCCGCGGGCGCGGACACCACGCTCCGCCAGGCCATCGTCGCCCGGCTGAATTCGATCCCCGCCGTGACGGCGCTGGTGGGCACGCGGGTCTACTTCGACGACCCCTCGCAGCTCTCCGTCTATCCCTGTTTGGCGGTGATGGTCGATGAGCGCAAGTACGGGCACAACCTCGACGGGGCCGACGGGTCGAGCGTGGCCAGCGTCCACATCGAGGCGATCTCGCAGTACGAGTCCGTCTCGGTCGCCGTGATGGAGGCGATCCGGGATTCTTTCGACGGCTTCCGGGGCGTCCAGTCGGGCGTCTCGATCGGGCGGTGTTTCCTGGATGACGAGTACGACGCGACGTCGCCACCGCTGGCCAATTCGGACGCCTGGATTTACCACGTCGTGGTTGAGTACCGCATTTGGCACCGGGTCAATTTCCCCACTCAGGTCACACAGACCAACGTCTAGCATGACCAGAACGATGGGCCGATGTGATCACTGCTGGGCTTTGGAGCCCATCCGGAATTGCTCTTCGTACATCGCTTGCAGCCGGGTCTCGAGCTTGTCCCATTCTTCCGGGGTAATCTGCCTTTCTGTGAAGGCCGGCAACTGAAGCCAATCGCCCGCCCAACCTTCGGGCGCGATGAGATGGCAATCGAGGCACACCATGACGCGCTGGTTCCTTGCAATCGAACTCACAGACGATCGGTACTGGCGCCCCGCGGGCCTATCACACTGGGGACAGCAGGCGAAGCGGAAATGATCGGCCAGGGTTCTCAGCAAATCCCGGAGCGTGGGGGCGATCACGGCATCATCGCGGAAGAGGTCGCTCTTCCCGGCCTGGGTGAGCGGCCGGATGACGTAGCCATTCGAGACCTGTTCGATTGCGACCGGGATATTGAGTTCCATCGGGCGTGTCTCCCCTTGACCTGACGGGGCGATTCACTGGCCAAGACGCCTCTCGCTGCCTCCGATCGCAATGAATCTTCAACCGTGAAGGCCGGTTGCCCCGCCAGGCAATGCCAGTATATCACCAGGCCAGACCCCGGCATCTATCGCTTCGCGGCAGTCCTGGCCCGCTTCGCCGATTGCTTTCGCGTGTAATGATCATCCGCGCGAAGCTGATTCGCATAAACACGCAATGCCGCTCGCACCGCGGCGACCTCGGAGGATTCGGCACGCTCGGCGCACTCCCGGAGGACGTGGATATCTTCCGGGGTGAACCTGAACGTCCGGGAGTGCTCAGCCTTGCCGGGCATGGGTGGACTCCTGAAGGACGATGAGACGCATCACGCTGGACCTGTTGTTCTCCTCGTCAAGCACTCGCAAGCCTTCGTCCGTCAAGCTGGCGTCCCACGCGCGGCTGTTGACATAGCGCAGCCTGATGAGCCCGCGTCGCTTGAGCGCCTTGAGTGTGGCCACGTCTGACGTGCTCTGATAGGACAGTTGCCGGATTCCCGGCACCCTGGCGATGTCCTGGAGTTTTGCAAGCTGCCTGGCGTTGACGGTCGCGTTCATCTCGGGTCTCCGGTTTGCGTCTCGTTCGTCCATCCGATGCCCTCATGTTACGCAAGTTGCGTTACAGAGTCAAGACCACTCCGAGGTTATCAGTCTCCCCAGAGCCTCAACTGGTCGCCGTTGGTGGGGACCGAGGGCGGAATGACCGGGGTGGAAGCCTCGAACTTGCGTTGCTCCCTGAGCGCCATCATCAGCGATTCGAATTCGGCCAACTGGGCAACGCTCCACCGTCGCGTGGTTCCCTTCCGGTATCCGGCGCTCTGCATGGGCCTCTTCCAGACGCGATAGAGCAACGCAACCCCTTGTTTCCAGATCGCAAAGTCATTCCGTTTCTTGGCACGCAGCGGGTATCTCTCGAAATTGGGGACGACCACCTTGGCCAGATGCTTGGTGATGTTGACCCGGTAGCAGAGCTGAGGCTTCGACCGGGTCTTCTCGGGACCGTGGATTCGCTCGGGGCGATCGTAGAAAGTCCCGACGCCCAGGAAGTCTCGGATCTCTTCGAGGATGGACCGATCGTCCAGGCGAAGATGGATCTCAAATCCAGCCACGGGGATCTGGTAGTCCCTGCAAGTGTGCCACTTCAAGAGGAACATGCCTTCGCCGTCGACGAAGCCGGAAAGCCAGTGACCGAAGGTATCGCGGTCGGTAGGATGGTCGGCAACCATGATCTGCTGTCTCCCAGGACAGAGGTTGTGGCGAGAGCCGACCAGAGGTCACTAGCCTTTGGCCGGCTCGCTCCATTCTACCAGTCATCGCCACGTCTCATCAATCCCAATCATCACTCATATAAAGGAGACCTGATATGGCCATTTATCCCGGGCAGGGTACGATTCTTAAGACGACGATCGCCAACAACGCCACGGCCATCTTCCAGCTCGTGGAGATCGACGGCCCGACGGCCGAGATCGGGAGCAAGGAGATCACGAACCTCGGCGACGTGGTCAAGAAGTACCGGGCGCAGCTCCCCGACCCGGGCGAGATCACCGGGACGTGCCAGTACGACCCGGCGAACGCCACCCATAATACGCTCACGACCATGATCAATACGTGGCCCCTGCAGCCCGTGGTCTGGAACGTGGTCTGGCCGACGACCAACAACTCGAACGGCGCGTTCTCGGCGTTCCTGACCAAGTTCTCGCCCAAGGGCATGAACGAGGACGACAACCTCGAGGCCGACATCTCCCTCAAGCTCACAGGATTGATCACTTGGCCGACAAACTGATCCTGACGCGCGACATGATCTTCGGGGCCGAGGACCTCCCCCGGCTGGAAGTGTCGATTCCGGAATGGCACGGCTCCGTCTTCATCCGCACGATGACCGGGGGCGAGCGCGACCGGTTCGAGGCGGGCTGGAAGGCGGACCCGAGCACCGACATCCGCGCGCGGCTGGCGGCCGCCACCCTCTGCGATGCCGAGGGCGTCCTGCTGTTCACCGGGGACGACGTGGCCCTGCTCTCCAGGAAGTCGTCGAAGGCGCTCGACCGGATCTTCGCGGCCTCGACGGCACATTCGGGCCTGACCGATCGCGATATCGAGGAGCTGAGAAAAAACTCCTAACGCGACCGCTGAGGCGCTTCTGCTTCAAGCTCGCGGTCGCACTCCATCGGGACGTGCGGGAGGTCCTGGACTGGCCCAGCTCGCTCATCTCCGAATGGCTGGCCTACGACCAGGTCGAGCCGCTCCCCGATAGCTGGTGGCAGATGGGCATGCTGGCGAGCATCATGTGCCAGGCCTGGGGCGGGAAGAAGGCCCAGCCGAACGACTTCATCCCGCGCGTGAAGACGGCCCGAAAGCGCCAATCGATCGCCGAACAGCAGGCCATTCTCGGCGGCGCCATCGCGGCGGCCGAGGCGCACAAGAGGAGATAGACCAACGGCGACCATCGGGTGGATCAAGGTCGGGGCGGCCGTGGACACCTCCGCCTTCGCCAAGGGCATGTCCCAGATGGGCAAGCTCACGGCGAGCTTCGAGCAGACCATCGCCTCGCTCAAGGGCGCGCTCGCCGGGATCGGCGTGGCCCTGGGCGTCCACGCCTTCGCCAGCTGGGTGCAGACCGCGATCCGCGGAGGCGCCGAGACGCGCCGCACGGCCGAGACCGTGGGCATGACCTCGGAGGCTTTCCAGGAACTCGCCTACGCGGCCAAGGTCGCGGGGCTGGATCAGGACCTCCTGGCGAACGACCTGGAAAAGCTCAATGACCGGCTCGCGGAGGTCGCGATCTCCGGCTCTGGCCCGGCGGCCGAGGCCCTCAAGCGCTTCGGCCTGTCGGGTCAGGCGCTCGCGGGGATGGGGACGGAGCAGGCGTTCAAGACGATCCTCGGCGTCATCGGCGGCATCTCCAACCCGATGGAGCGCGCGGCCGTCGCGATGGACGCATTCGGGAAATCCGGCCAGGCGATCCTGACGCTGGCGAACAGGGGACCGGAGTTCCTCAAGGAGATGGGGCTCGAGGCGTCCGCCCTGGGCGTGGCCATGAACTCCGTCGACACGGCCAAGCTCGCCGAGGCCAACGCCGGGTTCACGCGCATCGGGGAGGCGATCTACGGCGTGGCCAACTCCATCGCCGTCCAGCTCAGTCCCTATATCACGGCCGTCGCCGACCAGTTCGTCGAGTGGATGAAGGGCGGGGTCAAGACGGGCTCCTACATTTCGCAGGCCGTGGACTGGATCACCACCGCAATCGGTGGAGTCGCCGACGTCGTGCAGGTCGTCCAGATCGGGTTCTACTCGTTCCGGTCGCTGGTGAACGAGGTCTTCTCGGTCATCCTCCAGGGGATCGACAAGTTAATCGGCGGGTTCGGCTACCTCTACGAGAAGATCACCGGCACCAAGCTGGAGCTGACCAGCTTCTTCGCCGACTGGTCGCAGCTCATGGACGACGCGTCGAAGAAGGACATCGGCACGGCGATGAACCTGATGGGCAAGGACTGGGCCCATAACACGGTCCGCGCCCTGAAAGACGAGATCGACGTGGCCGCGCAGAAGCGGGCCGAGCTCTCGGCGAAGAAGCAGGCCGATCTCGCCAGGCCCGGCGCGATCACCGCCAAGGTCGCGGCGACGACGTTCGCGAGCGGCGGCGCCCAGCTCGGGACCTCGGAGGGCTACTCGGCGGTCGTCCAGAGCAAGGCGCGGCTGCTGGATAGCATGACCAACCAGATCGTGCAGAACACGGCGATCACCGCGGAGGCGACGACGCGCATGGCGACGGCGCTCGCCAAGACGAACCTCATGAACAAGGACGTGGACGGCGTGCAATACCGCGAAGCGGCTGGCGGGAAATAATGGCGATCGTCGGGCTCGTGCCCATGATGGGACCCGGTGACAGGGTGGCCGATGCCGACGTCGGCTCCGGGAAGTCCTACGTCCAGCGCTTCCGGGTCGAGACCAACAACCAGAACACCGGGCAGGCGTCTCTTCTCGCCCAACTCGGGTATTACTACGGCCAGAAGTACCTGATCGGCTACCCCGGCGGCGGGCTCGACGCGGACTTCTATGCTTACCTCACGAACATCCACATCGAGAGCGACAGCGAAGACGGGCTCTGGTGGGTGGCTACTTTCACATATTCATGGTATGATGCGAATACGCTGGGGGGTGGCCCCGACCAGAACCCGCTCCTGATGCCCATCGAGGTCAACTGGGGCTGGCGGGACAACGAGCTGGTCGTCGACAGGGACATCGAAGGCGCGGTCGTCAAGAACACGGCGGGCGACCCGTATGATCCGCCGGTGAAGATCGTCGATCCCCGCATGACGATGACGGTCATCCGGAACGAGGCGTCGATCTCCCTCGGCCTGATCCAGCAGTACCGCAACGCGATCAACAGCGACACCTTCGGGGCGTGGGATCCCTACTTCGCCCACTGCCTGGGCATCACCCCCAAGAACACGTTCCACCAGCAAGTCGGGTGGTACTACCAGGTCACATATGAATTCGAGTTCATCACGCCTCGCCAGGCGGCGCAGGTCTCGGTCGGCGGCGAGAGCCAGGGCTTCCGCATGCTCGTGGTCAACCAGGGCGTGCGGGCGATCTCCGAGACCGACGGGAAGGTCTATCACATCACCCTGCGCGGCGTGCCGGTGAGCCAGCCGATGCTCCTGAAGGCCAACGGCGAGAAACTGGGCCTGAACGGCGACCCGGTGTTCAACCTGATCAAGGCCTATCCCGAGCTGCCGTTCACCCAGGCGTTCAACTTCGACCCATTGGCGATCACGGGCCAGCGCTCGGGGTTCAATTCGCCCGGCGGCATGGGCGGGGGGGCCTGATGGGCATCCTGTTCCCTCGCGGGAGCCAGGGCGACATCCCCGCGGGCCAGACCCAGGCCCAGCTCCTGGAGGCCCGGAAGTACACCCGGCACGTGCGGGAGGCCATCCCGCGCTCCAACGGCGTCGATGGCCAGGCGGGGCAGTTCGTGGCCCCGCCGTTCCCCGGGGTCTTCATGGCGAAGGTCAACCAGGCGATCACGGCCTGCAACACCAACAGCAACGCCAACAGCATCACGCCGGGCACGGGGACGTGCGACATCTATTACATGGAGGATCCCACCTCCGTCAATGCCACGGCCGATCCCGACCGGACGAATACCGCGGTGATCAACTGGTACAATAACTCCGGCACGATCAACACCAACACGCACATCACCGTGTGCCAGAGCGGCAACTTCCTGGTGCTGCTCGGGGCGGACTGCTGAGATGGGCATCAAGTTCACCGGCATCGCCGGGGGCAAGGGGGACGGCTGCTGCGGATGCACCGTGACGATCCGGGTGACGCGCTGCGGCGGCGACCTCGCCTCCGCCACGGTGACGATCAAGAATACCGGCGGCGGGAGCACGGTCGCGACCGGGACCACCAGTAGTCTGGGGCTCGTCACGCTCACGATCCCGGGGGCGGCCACCTACACCGTGCAGGTGGCCAAGACCGGGATCGCCACGGTCTCCCAGGACCTCGCCCTGGCGTGCACCGGGCCGATCGTCCTCTTCGAGATCGGGCCGTCGGCCCCCGGCCCGCTCACGCTGACGGACGCCAACACCACGATCGTCCTGCCGAACACGTCCGGCGGCGCCACGCCGCAATGGGGGGGCGGGTATTTCTTCTCGCGGTCGAATACCGCGGTGGTGTCGGTGGGTCCGCCCTGCATCGCGTCCGGCCCGGCGGGGTCCGGAGACATGGGCATCTGCTACAACGTGACCTGCAATGCCGACGGCACCGTCACGGTCCAGAGGGCGTGGACGATCGTGGGCGACGCGTTCTTCGTGCGCCACTACTCCCGGAAGGGCGCCGGCCAGACCGATCCCTGCTCGCCCATCGGCTGTCTCGGCCAGGACAGCTCGAAGACGTCGGCCCCTTCGAGCTTCTCCCCGTTCGCCTG